GATACGGAAACGATCAAGCAATGGGGGCTTCTCCAATACTATGATGAGGTGGATAAATCCTTGAATGAGGCTCAGATCGATCAGATGTGTGCGGCATATCTGCAGTATTACAACAGGGTATTACAGACTTTGAAACTGGAAGCAATAGGGCTTGTAGAGCTTCGTGCAGGAATGATCGTTCCAGTACAGCTGGGAGATATTGAAGATCTTGCCAGTACCAGATTGCTGCTTTGTGAAAAGGTAACCCATAAATGGTCTGGGGAAGACCATACCATGCAGTTTGAAGTCAAATCATTTGATCAGTTGGGAGGCATAAATATAGTATGACGGGACTTATAGGCGTGATCCAGACGGTGATAAAAAACTATCTGGATGCAGTTAAACTAACAGATAAAGCGACTGGAACGGTTGTATCAGTATCTCCGCTTACTATAAAGACAGATACATCACTGCCTCCTATATCAGGAGAAGCGTTGATCCTGACGTCCAATGTCTGCGAAAAGACAAAAGCAGTGCGGGGCGGGAGCGGTACAGTGACTGTAACGGAAGGTTTAAAGGTTGGGGATAAAGTGATCATGCTGCGGGTGCAAAAAGGGCAGCAATTTATTGTTTTATCCAAAGTTATGACATAGGAGGCAGCATGGCAACATTACCAGAAGGTGTAGGAATAGCAGTTCCTTTAAAAAAAGCAGAAAAGCCTACAAGAACGTTTCTGATCGACTGGTCTACGAAGCAGATAGCTGGTATGGATGAAGGCCTGGAGGCCATGAGACAGGCAGTGGAGATCTTACTGAATACAGAACGTTTCCGGTGGCAGATCTATTCTTCTGATTTTGGAGTAGAGCTGGAGAATCTGATCGGGGAAGAGTATGACTACGTGGTAAGCGACATGCCACGAAGGATAGAAGAAGCCTTATCCGTAGATAACAGGATATTATCTGTAGATGATTTTGTCTTTGAGCAGAAAGAAGACCGGATCAGCTGCAGCTTTTATGTAAATACGGTATATGGGGCTTTGAAAGAAGAGGTGAGCGTGTGATCGATTTTAGCAAATATACCAGGGAGGCGATCCAGAAAGAAATGCTGTCCCAGGTAGATACTCATATTGATACCAGGGAAGGAAGCTTGGTACAGACTGCAATCGGACCGGTGGCCTGGTACCTGGAAGGCATATATATGCTTTTGAAAAATCTTCAGGATAATGCGTATCCGGCCACGGCTGTTGGAGACTCGTTAGACCAGATCGTTCAGACGCGTGGCCTTATACGAAAAGCTGCTACAGCAGCCGTGAGAAAAGGAACCTTTGATGTTCCGGTGCCGTCAGGTAGTCTATTTAAGACGATCAACGGGGCTGACTCACAGGTTTTTATAGTAGGAGAAAAAATTTCTGAGAGCGAAAAAGTATTGGTGTACGAGATGACCTGCACAGATGCAGGCGTATCAGGAAATAATTATACAGGAGATCTGCTTCCGATTACGGCCGTAAATGGACTTACATCTGCAATCTTAGGTGAGATCATTACAGCAGGGACAGAAGAGGAAACAGATGATGCGCTCAGAAGTCGGTTCTATGAGACTTTTGAAGTAACATCCTTTGGCGGGAATATTTCTTCCTACAGAAATGAAATACTTTCCATTAAAGGTGTTGGCGCTGTACAGGTGTATCCGGCATGGAACGGTGGTGGAACCGTTCTCTGCAGTATTCTGGGGGATGATCTGCGGCCGGTATTGCCTGCAATCGTTCAGAAGGTACAAAAGATCATATGTCCCCTAGAAGATGACGGAGATGAACCAACAGCAGATGGGTATGGCATCGCTCCGATCGGTGCTGCAGTGACGATCACAACAGGAACAGAACTGGTATTAAACATCACCTGTGACATTGATTTTGTGGAAACTATGTTAAATGGCGTAGAGACATACAGAGACCAGATCAGGCAGAAGATACAGGAATACCTGGATACGATCTGTAAAAGCTGGGGAGATGCCCTGAAAGCGCATCAGATCACATATGCGGTTACTGTTTATGTGTCGAGGATCATTTATTCTATTTTGACAATCCAGGATGTGGTCAATGTATCTAATGTAAAGATTAATGGTGCAGCTGGTGATCTGCAGTTGACAGAAAGTGCAGCGCTGCAACAGGTACCAGTCCTGGGAACGGTGGTGATCAACGGTGAGTAATGCAGAGAATGAGTTAAAAGAGCAACTGCCCTTTTATTTTCGTCCCATAGTTGAATATGGAGAGATTTTAAAAGTTCAGGGCCATGTCTTGGATCAGCTTGAAAATAATATGGCAAAAGTAAGTGCAAATAATTATATCTCAAGTTGCGATGAAGCGACCATAGCATATTATGAAAGATTGTTGGGCATTATCTACCGCTTTGGAGATACGCTGGACTACCGTAGGACCCGTGTGCTACAGAAATATAATACCATCGTTCCATTTTCTATTGGTTTTTTACAGGACAAGCTTACGGAGCTGTATAGTGAAGATGGTTACGAAATGGAAGTTGATTCTGCTGCATGCAAATTGAAGATAAAGGTCACATCGGACAGATATGGAGCCATTGATCTTTTATATGACTTGTTGTGGGATGTGGTTCCGGCACATATCCAGATCCTGGCGAACCAGCAGACCACCAACCGCATATCAAATCGACTGTATGTGGCAGGAAATGTTTCAAGAGTATTTGTGCAGACGATTTACAGACATACAGTATATGACATTCCTGGAACTGCTAATACAGCAGGAACCATTGCAGAAACCAGTATACAGACAATTTCAAATGAATAGGAGTGAAAAAACATGGGAGTATATAAAGCAGCCGTTGTTACAGAAGGCGGGCAGAGCCTTATTGCACAGGCTTTTACAAGTGAAAAGAAGCTTATCTTTACAAGTGCGAAAACATCCAGTCATTCTTATCCGGCAGGAACGAATGTCTCAGCATTAACAGGCTTACAGGATGTAGTGCAAAGCGTAATTCCTTCCGGAGCGAAGACGATTGACGGAAATGTAGCGCAGGTAACAGTACGCTTTGATAATGACAGCATTGATCAGGCATATCTGATCCAAACCATTGGACTGTATGCCAAGATTGAAGACGGAGAAGAAACATTGTTTTCTGTTACCCAGGCAACGGTGCCAGATGAGATGCCGGTCCATAGTGATGTATCACCATCAGCCTACATATATAATATTCAGTCCACAGTACAGAATGCATCTCAGATCACGATCACTGTAAATCCTACAGGTGCAGCTTCCGTACAGGATTTTTTGGATATACAAAATCCGGCATTTGATGATTCAGGAACATCAGAAGAGATCAGCAATTTTCCAGAGTTCCTTGATACAGTGAAAAGCAAGATGAATTTTTTTCAGTTTTTCCGGAATTTAAAGGCCGGGCTGCAGTTTGTTTTACATGCCGGCTCCATCGTCAATAACTGCGTGACCGATAACCCAAATCTTCCACTTTCGGCCGCACAAGGCAAGGCTCTGCAGGATGCGCTTACTGTGCTCAATAACGAGCTCAAAGAAACCAGTAGTAATTTAAGTGCCACCGTCAAAATTGCTGAAATTGCTGAAAACATGAGTGACGTATCAGGTAAAACAGTCTTATCAGCAGGTGCAGGTCGAAACCTTTGGTGGCGTTTGTCAGAGGGACGAATTAGATTCGCGTGGGACAACAACCTAGTGGCATTAACATTTTATATCGATAATCAATTGATCGGTACCATTGACTTTAAAAAGCTATAATCAAATTGTTGTCCATATGATATTTGAGTATAAATCAACAGGGAGGTCATGAGCCGCATCGTCCATTGTTGCTTGGAAACATCTAATTTTATATGTAACACCTGCTTTAGCGTAAAATGTTTTTTCCAAATGCAAACTAAGGCTACCTCGACCATTAGTGTATGGATTCAAAGTCTGTATATCATTAACATAGGATTGACTACTACCGCTGCTATATACTTGGAGCATAATACTTCCATGAACGGCTGAAACTGCATTTAAATTAATTTCCACATTTAAGTAAATCATCCCATCGGTATTAGGTATGCATTGAAAGATATCCGTATACGTAGCATATGGAAAAGTTTTTGTTATTTTTTTATGAGATGATCCATCAATATTTGTCACAGTTAAATTACTACTGATTTCTTTGAGCTCGTTATTGTGCACAGTAAAGTGCATAGCAGACAGGCGCCCTTTTCGATATGATGTAAGTACAAAATATCGGAAGGAGGCGTTCTTTTTATGGATGAAGTAAGACTAAAAGATGAATTGCTGGCGAAGCTCAGTAACCAACTGGATCGGGAAGCATTGCAGGTGATTGACGGGGCATTATCCTCAGTATTACGGGATTACGAGGTGAGCAAACGAGAGACAGAGTTAAGCACAGAGATTGTAACCTGGCCGGAATATGATATCTTCATGGCTCGACTGCAGTTTGGTGGATACTCCAAAAGCACTATCCGGCAGTATGGCAGCTTCCTGCGTGAGCTTCTAGTCTATACAGGCAAGCCGGTGCAGGAAATTACGGGTGACGATATTGTAAACTGCTTGAATGCATATGAAGCGGCCAGACAGATCAGCGGCAGCACCAAGGATCATAAGCGCTTGATTTGCAGCAGTTTTTTTGGCTTTTTACATGACCGTGGCTATATTTCACGCAATCCAATGGCTACAATTGATCCAATCCGGTATGTGGCAGAGGTCAGAGAGGCTTTGAGTAGTAGAGAAGTGGAGAAGATGCGCATAGCTTGTGGTGAAAACGTCCGGGATAATCTGGTCCTTGAACTCTTTCTTGCCACGGGTTGCCGCGTCAGTGAAATTGTAGGCATGCGAGTAGAAGATATAGACTTAAAAGAAGGCTTCTGCAAGGTATTAGGAAAGGGCAAAAAAGAGAGAATTGTTTTCTTTAGCGATAGACTTCTGGAATACATGGAAAGGTACTTACAGGACCGGAGAGAAGGGGCGGTGGTCTTATCGTTAAAATCACCACACCAGGGTCTTAAAAAGAATGCATTGGAGAATATTGTAAAAGCAATCGCCAAGAGAGCAGGTATTACCAAGAGGGTATTTCCGCATCTGTTACGGCATACCTTTGCCACCAGGGCGCTTAACAAAGGCATGCCATTGCCAACTTTATGTGACATCATGGGTCATGCAAGCACGGAAACAACAAGGATCTATGCGAAAAACTCTGCTGGCAAGATGAAGTACGAATACAGCCTGTATGTAGCTTCATAAGAGATAACAATTGAATAATGTTTTGAAGTCTGCCAGGAGGGAGGCTTAGTTTTTGCGAGCCTGTAGCAGTGGTTGCGCACAGTATGGAATTGGATGAATTGTTATTCAGTAGCTTTTTCATGGATCATGGGAATAATAACGAGCTCAAAGAAACCAGTAGTAATTTAGATAGCAGTAAAATCAAAAGCAAATCATTTACTACAACTGTGGATCAGTATTCTCAAGTTGCCGTTACTGTTTCGGGTACAATAATTGCTGCTATAGCTCCCAGATATTTGGTTATTGTGCAAGATGATAACCGCACATTAAGACTATTTGGAAGTATTGCACAGTATCAATTAAACAGAGTTGATCAGGGGACTACTGTAAATGTAACGGTATTTTATTTTTAATCTGTAAATGATCATTTTATTGTTATTTCTTTATTAGAAATGATTATTCCAAATTTATTAGCTAGATTAATTGTTACAACATCATTATTAAATGTTATATTGCCGTTTCCGACAACGTTTGAAATATAAATTTGTCCTTCCACTTTAGTAACAGTCGAATAATAATTTTCTCCGAGTATACAAAACGCCGTATCATCAAGTATATCAGATACAATGTGAGTGTTAGTCCAAACCTTAAGATAATAAAAATTAAAGCCATTTAAATTACTACTGGTTTCTTTGAGCTCGTTATTATACACTGCAAATTATGAAAATTCAGGTCCGAAAGGGCCTTTTTTAATACATAAAAATTCATTTTAGGAGGTATCTCAATGGAAAAAATTAAAATTGTCGGTTCAGATCAGCTGTATGAAATCCAGAGTATCCGACCAACATCGGAGCATGTGCTTCAGATCGTTTTTACAGGAGCAGTACCAGGTACTTGGGGAGGAGATATCCAGGTGTACACTGCAGGTGGCATCCTAGCCACTACGCTGACAGGCTGGACTACAGTGTACCGTGATGAGGGCCAGACAGTGTATCTGTCAGATGATGGCAGCGTGTACGTACCGCCAGCTGATCCGGAACCTGTCACTCCACCAGAGCCATATGTACCGACACTTGCGGAACTGCAAGCAGCCAAAAAGCAGGAGATTAGCTGGGCATGCGAGCAGACTATCTATTCCGGTGTCAGTGTGACTCTTGCAGACGGATCTACAGAACATTTTGCATTGACGGAGCATGATCAGCTCAATCTTTTTGGCAAGCAGGCCCAGCTTGCAGCTGGAATTGAACAGTTAGAGTATCATTCTGACGGTCGGCCTTGCCGGTACTACAGCGCTGCAGATATGACGACCATCATCACAAAAGCTATGTGGCATGTAAGTTACCATACTACATACTGTAATGCCCTTAACATGTGGGTGGCAGGCATAGAGAGTGCAGATGACATCCAGAAGATTGTATACGGTGCAGATGTGCCGGAACAGTACCAGAATGAGGTTTTAAAGGTTTATCTTTCACAGTTAGGAGATGATGCTGATGCTTAAGTTGATCTGTAAGTATAGCTTTCTGTTTGATGCAGGCGGTCTACTTTATGTTCTTATGGAGCTAGTCTGGCGTGGCTGGAGCCACTGGACCATGTTTGTCCTGGGCGGGATCTGCTTTATTTACCTTGGACTTATTAATGAGGACCTGAGTTGGGATACACCGCTTTGGATGCAGCTCTTATTCGGCACGGAAGGTATTACATTCTTTGAATTCCTGACGGGTTGCATTGTGAACCTGGGGCTTGGTTGGAATGTCTGGGACTACAGCAACATGCCTGGAAACGTTCTAGGCCAGATTTGCCCTCAATATTCGTTGCTTTGGGTGCCGGTTAGTTTGGCCGGGATCATCCTGGATGACTGGATCCGGTACAGAGCTTTTGGAGAGCAGCGGCCACGATACAATGTAGGGCTGACACAGCAGAGCAAATTGATTATCTGGATGCCAGCATAAGAGAGGAGATGAAAGAAATGGATACATCACAGGTTGTCATTGCAGTGATCGGGTCAAATGCGCTTTTTACATTTATCCAGTTCTTGATCGGTCGGCATGACAAAAAGAAGGAAAAACAGTCAGATGAAACGAAGGGTATGAGGGATATGATCCTTGGACTTGGTCATGATAAACTGCTGTATTTGACTGATAAGTTTGCTGAGCGCGGCGGAATCACCCAGAAAGAGAGACGCAATCTTAAGTATTTGTATGATCCGTATGTAGATCGGAAGAGCGTCGTGTAGGGAAAGAGTGTAGA